TAGCCGAGAACCGCAGTGAGAACGCGGTCGCTGCCCTCGAAACCATGATTGAGGAGACGGAATGAGTCTGGTGGGTTTAGATTTCAGGAAGGTGGCATAACGATGGCCCGCAAAGGATACATCCAGCTTGTCAACGGCTTCTACATGAATCGCAAGGTGCGAAAACTCAGGCACACATGCCCGAGCGCGATAGGCGCGTTCACGATGATGCTTACCTTCTGCGGAGATAATCTTTCAGACGGTCATATCAGTGAAGATGATGCGCTTTACGTGCTGGATATCACCGATTCAGAACTTGAGGCACTGTGCAATGTCGGCATGATCGAACCGGACGGGAACAACGGGTACTACATTCACGATTATCTTATGCATAATCGTAGTCGCGAACAGGTGCAAAAGAAGCGCGAAAGCAATGCTGAAAATTACCAAAAAAATAAGAACGAGGTGAAAACCTCCGATTCAGATGCGATTCAGCCGTCTGAAAGTCATCTGAATCGGGACAAACACCAGAACACCAGAACACCAGAACACCAGAATGAATTATCTAAAGATAATTCAACTCCCCCTACCCCCTCAAAGTCTGACTTCGCTGGACTGCTCGACAGTCTTGAGCGTATTTACCCGACGAACAGGTTCGACGGGAAGACCTCTCAGGCTCGAATGCAGTTGGAGGTCGAATGGCCCAAGATCGTGAGAGCTGCCGGCGAGGCTGACCCGTGCGAGTTTCTTGAAGCCAAAACCCGAGCGTATGTCGGGGCCACCGAGGAACGGTTCGTGAAGACGTTCAGCCGGTTCATCGGCGGGGAACTGTACGCACGCAACTGGGAGAAACCCAAACCGGAGACCCCAAGGGCCCGGCAAGTCCAGCCGGTCAAGTCCCGCAGCCAGCAGAATCTCGAAGCGAACATGGCGAAAACTTGGCAGTACATGACCGAGGAGGAGCGTGCCCGATACTCGCAGGGAGGTCTCAATGCTCAGCAAGGGTGAGGCGGCGGCGTTGTTGTCGCTGATTAACGCGCATCACGGCAACGCTCAGTGGGATGATGTTCAGCTTGACGCGTTTCATTCGGAACTGCGTTCGGATATCACGGCGGTAGAGGCGCGTGAGGCCGTTCGACGCTTCTACGCGGACAACAGCACGGGTCGCTGGTGTGGTTCCGGCGACATCAACGGCATCGTCCGCAAACTGCGCAACGGTGCGAAACCGTCCGAAGCGCAGATAGGCCGGGAGTGCGAACGTCTGGGACTGGTGGAAGATCAGGCGTGGTTGTATCGCCGGCAGCGCATGATGGGCCGTTCCCCGGACGAGTCTCGACAGGTGGCGTTGGCCGCGCGTGACCCGCTGCGCTTGCCGCCCGCGAAACCCAAGCGCCGGCGTGAGGGTGGTGGTTTCAATCCGGGTTTGGGCGTGGCGTTGGACGAGGTTCTGGCGACACGCCGTCCGGCTGAATCATGACCGGTTTGATGGCATAATTGGGAGTTGCTGACACGTCCGAGACCTTCAAAAAAACCGAAGGTCAAGGTCACTATTGTCTTTTTCCACTGAAACTACGAGGCTCTGCCGCTACCACGGTTGCTGGCGGGATATCGTCACCGACGCGCCGTCACCGCTTATCGGACATGGCGTCGAACCGAATCTGAATCTCCTGTGCGACAAGCACGCCAGCCAGTTGACCGGCGACCTGCGATGGTTGGAACGCAGTCTGCCCGACCTGTGCGAGTATCGCATCAACCGCGCCTACGGGCACAAGAACGGTGGCGGCGGTCAATCCGGCACCGCTCCCGCACCGTTGCGCGAAGCCCTGCATGATCTGCTGTACGCGGACGATGACCACGGTTATCCGGGGTTGCAAGGCACGTTGTACGAGTGGATGCGCAGTCTGAAAATCAATCTGCCCGAGTCCACGCCACTGTCGGACATGGTTCACCGTATCGCCAATCATCCGAAACTCATGGAGCATTCCAGCACCCCCGTGTACGCGGAACTGGTTCACAGTCTGACACGCAAGCTGCGTCGTTTCCTCACGGACGATGACGGGGAAACCGTATTGTACGGGCCATGCCCCGCCGACAAGTGCTTGGGCCAGCTCTCCTGCTACGCGGACGCGGAGACGGCGAAATGCCCGAAATGCGGTTTCAGTATGCCGGTAGCCCTCATCAGGGCGGAACGGGTGAAACGTCTCCTCCAATCGGAGGCGGTGAGAACCCGCGGCGAACTGTTGGACATCATCAAGGCGTGCGGAATGCGCGTGAACCGCAGCACTTTGCGTAGTTGGATACATCGAGGCCAGTTGCCCCAGCAGGGCGAGGATGCGCACAGCAATCCGCTTTACCGGTTCAGTGACTTCTACCGTCTCGCGTCCGGCCTGTCGGAGGACGCGGACGTGTGGGAGATCATGCAGGTTTCGCAAAACCAATCCAAGGAAGGAGACGACAAGTAAGCAATCAGATTCAACCATTCGACTTCAACGGCATTCAGGTGCGTGTCCTAACCGACGAACACGGCAACCCGTGGTTCCTTGGAGCGGACGTATGCGCCATTCTCGGTACGGCCACCAACCATATTCGGGAATACCTCGATGCCGATGAAATCACCAATATCCGTAGTACGGATATTGCTCAGAACGGCGGCAAGGCACCCGTTTTCGTGTCCGAGTCCGATACCAGCCACTCAGCCCCATCCACTCGTCAGGACGGGGCGCACAACGCCAACACGTCAAGGAACCACAATGAAAATCACCACATCAAACGGCATCCTCGAAGGCGAAAACATCGAAGCCATCCTCAAAGAGCATGGATTCGACTGCCTGCGCTATGCCGACCTGCGCTATGCCGACCTGCACGGTGCCAACCTGAGCAGTGCTGACCTGTACGGTGTCGACCTGAGCCATGCCGACCTGCGCTCTGCCGACCTGCGCGGTGCCGACCTGCACTATGCCGACCTGCACTATGCCGACCTGCACGGTGCCAACCTGCGTGGTGCCAACCATGTAAAACTTAGCATCGCCAAAACCAGCATCCTCCCGGACGAAGGCGACGTCATCGGCTGGAAAAAAGCAAACGCAGACGATGAAACACCGATCATCGTAAAACTCCTCATCCCAGCCGACGCGCAACGCTCCAACAGCACGGGACGCAAATGCCGCGCCAGCAAAGCCCAAGTGCTCGACCTGCAAGACAAGCAAGGCAACAGCCTCCCCCCAGACTCCACGGCACACAGCTCATACGACCCAGACTTCACCTACAAAAAAGGCGAAACCATGCACGTCGAAGACTTCGACACCAACCGGTGGAACGAATGCGCCCCCGGCATCCACTTCTTCATCACCCGCATCGAAGCAGCCGAATACTAGGAGACTCAAAATGAACACTGAAATCCAACCTTTCGAGTTCGAGGGCAACAAGGTCAGGGCACTGGCCGATGGCGACGAGGTGATGTTCGTCGCATCTGACATCGCCAAGATTCTCGGATACCGTGACGCTGCGAACCTCGCCCGCAATCTCGATGGCGATGAGAGGGGTATACACGAAGTGAGTACCCCCAGTGGAACGCAGAATATGACAGTTCTCACCGAGTCAGGTCTTTACCGTTCAATCCTCAACCGTGAAATCGCCTACGTGAAAGAACCGGAAGCGCAGGCGTTCGTCAAGCGCTTCCAGCGTTGGGTGACTCACGAGGTGCTGCCGCAGATTCGCAAGACTGGCGGCTACATTCCAGCTGGCGATGCCGATAGCGACGAGGACATCATGGCCCGTGCCGTGCTCGTCGCACAGAAGACCATCGAACGCAAGAACCAGCAGCTCCAAGCCAAGGACGAGCATATCAAGGCGTTGGAGCCGAAAGCGCGGTTCGCGGACGCCGTTGCCGCGTCGGATGGCACTTGCCTGATCGGGGAACTGGCGAAGATGCTGCGGCAGAACGGTTTGGACATCGGCCAGAACCGACTTTTCGAGATTCTTCGACAGGATGGCTACTTGGGCAAGACCGGCTCGAACCGCAACGTGCCGACCCAGAAGGCCATGGACTTGGGACTGTTCCGAATCAAGGAAACCGCCATCACCCATTCGGACGGGCACGTGACCATCAACCGCACCGCTAAGGTCACCGGCAAAGGCCAAACATACTTCATCAACCGCTACTGCCCGCCCGCCGACGATGAGTGATTTGCTCACGCCAGCCGAACTTGCCGCCATGCTCAGCAAGAGTCCACGCACCCTCGCCAACTGGCGGAGCAATGGCAGGGGGCCGAAGTATCTGAAGCTTGGCCCTGAACCACCAGCTGGCAAGCAGGACAACGTGAGTGAAATGGAACAACTGATCGGAGAAACACAATGAACGGACATTATTCGGTTATCACGAATTTCGGCTGTCATTGGACATGCCCCTACTGCATCGTAAGGAAAACCGGATTGAACGTGCCGGTGACGGACATGCAGGCCACGCTGCGGACCATCAGCCGTGAAAGCGAACGCCACCCCATGAGGTTCCTGAGCTTCAGCGGCGGCGGAGACCCCCTGTTCCCCATGCGCGAGCCGGAAGCATCGAAACGTGTCGCCTTCTACCGGGAGGCGATACACAGGGCCGGAGACTGGCTCACGGAAACCGAGATGCACACCAGCTACTTCCAATGCAGACGCAACGTGGCTCAAGTCATGCAGCAGATCAGGTTCAGCCGCGTGGTGTATCACATGCGGCCCACGAGCTTGTCCGATGACGTGGCGTTGGCATTGCCCCGCAAATGGTTCGACGGTCAGAAGGTGCGTGTCGTGTACGTGGTCACTCCCGATTTCACGCCGGAGCGTATCGACCGGATAGCCGGTCTCGTGGCCGATAGCAACGTGGTTGATGAACTGTCGTTCAGGCAGAAGGTCAACCCCGACAACACTATCGACCACACGTGCGAGGAGTATTTGAAGGCCGGCCATCAAAACCGCTGGTGGTACATCCAACAGGATGATTACAACACGTATGTCGTGAACGACCGGCTTTACACACGATTCAGCGATATCGGCAAGGAGGACCACAGGTGAGCAAGAAGATTCGCGTCGGCTGGGATGACCTGAAGCCCGGCGATTTGATTCACGTCAAAGGCAGCACGAACACATACAGGTTCAAGTCCCGCACTGATTGGCATTCTATGATTAAGGTCGAGGGAGACGGAGTTGGTGTTTCCGCCACATGGAAGCTGGGAGTCGAAAAGGAACCGGTTTCAGTGTTTCTCGTTGTCTATGAGGAGGATTTCGATTACGCGACACGTCCCGCTCCAAAGAAACCGCATATTGAAGAACCGGTTTCGCCAGGCGAATACTGGGCGCGTACCCAGACTGGCGAGGGAGAGACGTGGACGCAAATCATCAAAGCCTATGTCAACGACTACGTTCTGCCGTCCAGCGACGATAATTGCGTATATCAGGTCAGTAGGCATTCGGGCTTACGCGGGTTCCTGTGGATGAAATGGTGGGAATTGTTGGAGGCCAATAAGCAGACTCCGATTCTGGAACTGTTGTCTGCCGAGGAATACTACACGAGAAAAGCCAAGGGCCAGTCATGAGAAAGCTCATTATCTCATGAGAATGCTCATTATCATCGTGGAGGACGCATGAGCCAGCAGATTCATCCCAGTCAGCTCAGAATCGTGAACAACAGGTTGGCGGAACTAGGCAAGATAGTGGTCTACCAGCCTGACATGTTCCGCAGCCGTCCCGAGCTTCAACAGGATATGATCGCCTGCTGCAAGGCGTTTGCCAGCTACATGACCGTGCACATGCTGACCGCCTCGATACATTTGGCCACGATGACGCCCGCATTGGCGGAACAGCTGAACCATGCACGCAAAAAAGCAAAAGGTTTGGAGGAATACCAATGAGACACATATTCATCATCGACGGCGGCAATGCCGCCGAAGAGTTTCCCTTCGGGTCGATGTTGTACGGTTTTTCGTCCACGAATGGCGACCATGTGAACATTCGAGTGTGCAGACGCTGCAAGATGAACCCATGCCGCTGCACGATGGCCGGTGAGAAGCTGCTGCGCACGGTCAAACGTAAGCCAGTCCCCTATTGTTCGGAAACCATGCTGGAAAACCTAAGGAAACAAGATACCCACCAGCTTCACTGACGCATGGAATGGCGGCGCTATCCGCGCCTCGGTCAAGGCCGTGGCGGTTGGTTTGGCCTATGAGAATGCCGTCCTAGTGTGCTTCCACGAGAGGCAGCGGCGTCTTATAACACGCCTATCATAGCTTAGAACCCGTGAAAATCTATTTTTTATTGATCTTCACGGGTTTCAGTGAATGAAAAGCATGTTTTCGTATAATCGGGCCCACATTTATGGTTTTATTCGCTTCGCTCACACATCAGCGGAGCCGACACGTCGATTTCCGAGCCAAGCGGCGCGGAAAGCACCTCATGCACGTCCGGCGCAAAATACAGGTTGCCTCTTCCAGACGGGTACACACGCAGTACGCCCACGGACACCAGACGCGAAAGCGCGTGCTGCACCGCTGACGGGCTCTTGCCGAACCTCCTCCTCAGCGCACGTGTCGTCACGGTAGGCTGTCCGATAAGGTACATCGCCGTCTGCACGGACAATCCACTGTAATTGTGCGCGTCCAGAAGACTCCGATACTTCTGCCGAACGTTGACCAGACGTTTGACGCGCAGCAAGGCGTCCTCGCAGGATTCCTCGACACCTTGGCAGAAGAACAGTATCCAGTTCTCCCAATCACCTTTCGTGGAAACGCCAAGCAGCCTATCCTGATATTCAGGACGACGACGCTCGAACCACGGTGACACCGACAGCAATGGCTGGCTCAGTAATCCACGGCTCATCATCTGCAACAGCACCAGCAACCTACCGATTCTTCCATTGCCGTCAGTGAACGGGTGCATCGTCTCGAACTGGTAGTGGAACATCGCCATATCCAGCACAGCCAGCCCCGGCTCATTGCGGGACCGCCACCAGTCAACAAGCGACCGAACCGCTATGTCCAAGTCCTGCCCGGGCGGCATGGGAACGAAACGCGCATCCTCGATACGCCGCGTGGGCGAGCCGATGAACACCTGGGTTGACCGTATGTCCCCGGCCTGCGGATTGTCGGACTTCGTGCCCTTTACGAGAAGCTGCTGCAATTCGCGTATGAGGGACAGGCTTATGGGGTGCCCGGCCTGAATCTGACCTATGCCGCATTCAGCCGCATCGAGATAGTTCAATACCTCGCGCATGGACTCGCTCAAACCGCTCTTGTCCTCACCCACCTCGTAATCCTGTGCGAGAACGGTTTCCAACGGCTCGAACGTGCCCTCCAGAGCGCTTGTGCTCTGCGCTTCGCGTCGCATGGTCGGACGGCGCAGCATATCCGGGTTTGGTAGATCCTCCCCCAGTTCGCTCAGTCTCGCCAATGCCATCGAGGCTCGAGACACCACGCCCATGACACGTGGAGAAAGCGCAGGATAATCGCCAAGCGGGTTCGGTACGAACGAATACGTATCGTATTGCATCAGACCGTATCTTGTGGCGTACTCGCCCGATAGTCTACGCAGCTCGCCTGGCGCGTCAGGTGCAAACATTTCTTTTCTCATGTCACTAACTATACACATTTCTTGAATTGTTCATACTAAGATTCCGCAAATCTTAGTATGAAGCATGGGTTGACCATACACTATCCTTCGTATTCCTTGCATAGGTCGGCGGCGAACTTGGCGAGATTATCCGGGTCAAGCTCATAGTTTTCGCCGGCCTCCCCAGCTTCGTCGTAATATTTCAAGACTTCGCGTAGCGCGCTCTCCATACGTTTCGCGTGCTGCCACCGACGTAACGAGTTCATGGCATGGTCTAATGCCGGGTCATTCGTTTCACTCATTTGATTACCTCGTTTCCGTTGAACCAGTAGCCGTTCTCAAAATCCTGATTGCTTCGCCATTCCTTGTAGTCGAGAACGGCACGAAGATTAGTATCGTCTCGACGGGTCAGTTTCCGTTTCACCGCGTCGATAACATCCTTGAACCATTGCCGGCGCAGCTTCCACCACGTCATACGCTCGTAACGCGCTCGATAATCGGCCGTGTAGCCGAGGAACTTGTAATAATCGTTCATTTGACAATCTCCTGATTCCAGTCCAGCATGTCGCCGGTCAGCCATTCGCCGCCACTCGAAACACGCGCGTACAACCACGCTTTATAGCCGATTCGAGCCGCCTTATCGTGTTCCAGCCATGCTTTCAGCCACGTGAAACGTAGTTTCCAGCCGGGTATGCGTCGCCACAACTCCTTGTTGACGGCGGGGTCGAAACGCTCATAACGGTAGATTGCGGTAATCAATTCGCCCACTTTCTCTTGACATGAGAGCCGTCCTCGTAATCGGCGCTGACCATATCGTTGTCCAGTTCGTCAATGTCCAACAGGTCTCCAACGCCGTTTTCGTCAACCCAGTCGCTCAACTGGTTGAACGTCAAGCCTTTCGGCGCGGTGACGTGACGCTTCTCGATCTGCGTCACGCGCTGGTAAATCGTGTAGACTTCGGTTTCTTCATCCATGATGGAAACTCCCTTGTTATTGTCCGGTAAAACGATTAACGGGACAATAGACAGCTCTAAAGTCCCGTCTAAATGCTGATTTATGTGAAAACCGCACCATAGAAAGCCCTATGATGCGGTTCTAAATGATGGTTTCTATAAGAATAACCCCATAGAACAAGTCCATGAGGCCACGAAAACGATAACGGCTATACGCTCCGCCTGTATGGTGGAATGTCCAATGTGGCTTTCAACCCGTCGTTAACATGCTCCGCGTCCCTCAACGAGAGTCGTCCGAACCATTGCAGCAGTTCGCTCCTGTTGAAGTAGAAGCGTTGCGAACAGCGCACGAGCGACGGCTTCAACAGCCCCTCGGCCTTCCAGTCGAGCAGCGGCACGTCACCGGCCTCATCCCAATCAGTGTTGCCGGTTATCTTCGCCACGATACCCGACACCAGATCGCCGTCAACCTCGGTGATAACCACCGGACGCGGCTTCCCGATACCGGGATGGTCGGGAAACTCGACCCACATCAGCCACACGTCATACAGGCGCGGTTCACTTGGCGTACTGGTCATAGACATCATCCTCCGAATCATCCCAATCGGCGGGCAGTATCACATGGCCCTTCTCCGAACGCTCGAACATGTATGCATTGTGAACAGGCGGCACCGGATAACCGTCCGGCGTGTGTCGCGTCGGCCTGAACGGCAACCCGTTGTCCACCAGAGACTGGCGTAGGAACATGTTGACGGCGGTGCTCAGGCTCATGCCCATGGAATCGTAGAGCGCGGCGGCACGCGCCTTGACATCATCATCGACATTGGCGACCAGCTTACCCATAACAACCTCCTTAACGGTTAACAGATGGTATCAATCATATACCATATTGGGTTAAAAGAATGGAATGCAGTCCAGCGGAAGTGAGGAAAACGCCAGGCGGCAAGAACTTAGAACAGCGGCAAAGCAAACCGCTTGTCGGGTAAATCGGTGGCGTTCAATGCCGCCAGAATCAGGTCAGACGTGTGGAGTGGAATGTTTGCGCGTACCGCCGCGATATTATCCGGCGTATACGCATAGCCAGAGGACTCCAGAACCTCACGAATCTTGCTAGTGGGTATCTTGACTTCCATCATTCCCACCCCAGCATGTCGTCGATGCACCAGCCGATAGCGCACTCATACCGGTCATACGTGGTGGAATACTTCTGTGAGAACGCCTCACGCGCCCTCTTGTCGAGCATGTCCAACGACAAACCGGTTTCGGCTATCTGCTGTTCCGCAGTATCGAAGTCCGGCGCGGTGTATGGCTTGTCCAGCTTCAGCATGGCACGACGGCGTAAATCATCGATAAAACCATGCTGGCAGTCGAAGATATCCGCCACGCTATCCGCGTTATCGGCGGCCATCTCGTAAGCCGCCTGCAACAACAGGCGTACGGCTTTCTCCCGAATCTCGCTCATGTCACGCCGCCTTAACCCACTTGTCGCGGACGGTAGCCACGTAATCGGCCACCGCCTTTTCCAACTGCCTGTCACTGCCACGCTCATAACGGGCACGGTAGGCGACAACGCACCTGCCATTGGCCGAAGCAACGTAGGCCACCTTGCGGCCCTTGCTGGTACGGAAGTGACGGATAGGGCCCAAACCTTGCAATTCGGGGCATTCCTTAGCCATCATCAGGTCAGGCATCGTACAATAGGAGACGGCGAAACTGTTCACCTTCGGCGGCACTTCGGGAATCTCCTGTGTATCCGGCGCGGGTTCATCATCCATGAACTCGTCTTCCAATATCGCGTCCTCGGGCATAGGCACCGGCCACTGAACATTGCTCGTGAAGCGTTCCTCCTCACACTTCCAGTTTGCATCGATCGATGGGTGCGCGACAATGCCGCCAACCGTTTTAGCGTCCATTCCGGTAGGTACCGGCACCGGCACTGTCTTCATACGCTCGGAATCGGGTATGAGCATCCAACCATGCTCAAGGTCAACGGAGCTTGACCTCATGCCATTCAAAAAGTCCTCATACTGGACTCCCTTGGCCTGAACATTCCACGCCGTGCCCTGCGAAGTCTGGGAAAGTGACCAGACTCGTCTAACCCGAGCGTTCACATACCGAACATCATATTTCGAGCCATCCTTGCGCAACCGCACCCACATGCCGCTCACGGCATTCACGTTACGCGACGGGTCATTGGTCAGCTTCTTCATTTTGGTTTACCTCACTTGTAAAGATTCGATTTTGATTGATTTTCTGGAATGAGTAGGCGGCTAGAAGACTCTCAGCATTCACCCTCTTCGGTGGCTTCGGTGTAGAAAACGTCGTCCATTTGGTCATTGTTGAAACGCTCATTGATGTAATCGGAAATTGCCTTACCGGTATCGCCTTCGTTAATTAGCTGACTAATGCGGGTATGGCTCACACCGTTACCGTCCAAAATGTAAGCGTCTTGCGCCCAACCATCTTCATGCTCGAAAGCCTTGTTATATTCGGTTTCCGTCACATATCCCCAGTCGCCAAGGCGATAGATGCCCTCATAGGGTTGGAAACCGTCATAGCGCGTCAATGGCGATAGTTTTTCGTCAACACGTTCCACCATGTCGGCAACATCTTTAACGGTAATGGACATTTTGAATCTCCCTTAAACAAGAGGGGCACGGCCACAACGCCATGCCCCACAACGATTTATTAACGATGGACTCGCACCATGTAGCCCCTACCCCACGGGACTAGCTCCACGGGATAACCTTTGGCCTCATAATGCGATTGAGTGGCAACAGCCACGGGAAACGACTTGCAACGGTAATGGTCAATCATGGTCGATCACTCACCCATATACGCAACTGGGTTAAGTTGCATGTCGATACGCCGCCATGCCCTGACCAATTCGGCGGTAGGCGCGTACCGTTCGACAGCCGACCGGCTACCGTCGTACCGTGCGGCCATATCATTATCAAAACCGATAACAGTATCGGCCATGATATGACGCGCCTCTTTCGCCGTAATGGCCTCACAATGCCAATTGCCATCAAACACGTCGTCGGCAACCCAAGCGTCACGCTCAGCCCTCGAATCAAACACGTAGAGGCCACCCGGCCATGACCCGTCATCCCATGTCGCGCCGATACCATAAGCCCAGCGGAAAGCGTAGAAGTAGCGTGCCATCATGCCACCGCCTTAAACTCATGCGATTGGATGAAATCGTTGCGGCTGCAGACGTTCTCAGGCGGGAAAAAATTACTCGGCCAGAACGTGAATGCACCGTCCTTGAAGTAGCCTCCTTCAATCCACTCGAAACGCTTACGCCGGACACGCCGAACGGTAAGCCAGACGGTATCGTATTTATCGAACGTCACCGTCTTGTCAGTGGCTTTGACGATAACGTAGATGTCGCCGGCCAACGATTGGGCCGACCAGCCAACGTGGAAGTCGCTTGGATTCAGTATTTCTTCAGGCATGGCACACCTCCATTAGTGTGATATAGGATCTATAGGTTTGATTGATTGAAATTGCCCGAATGGGCGGGAAGCGCGGATTAATGCGCCGCGCTATCGCAGTCAAACTGTCTTAACGAAAGATTCGGGCATGTCACGCCGGAACGTGTACCCGTCGAACATATTGCCGTGCATCTCCTCAACGGCGAAACCATTGCCGCGCATGAATTGTAGAAACTCACTCATGCCCATGCCGCCAAAGCACAGCTCATACCCGTAATCGAGTTTGTTGACCACGCGCGTGACCTGACCACTATAACCGGTGTTCACGTTCAGTTTCGGCCACATCATGAGTGTCTGCATAAGCGGGTTATCTTTCAACGCTAAATCAACTGCCGCACTCTCCTTGTCGTATCCACAGCCTGACACGGTACCGTTAGTGTAGTCGCCGCGAATACCGGCGAGGTTGGCCCAGACTTCGGCACGCGGGTTACTCCCCCACATGCGTGACCTATGCCAGTCAACGTTAATCCTAAAAACAAGTTCCACACACATTGTAAATCTCCCTTGAATTGATGAAGCGCGGAGACAGCCGCGCGACTGAATGAATCTGATTGAAAGTTAGTAGCGTTCGCCGATTAGCACGCCGTCTTGGTAGATGTACAGGCCGGTACCGCGTCCGTTGCCCATTCGAGCACTATCCCAGTAGCAGAGTCCAGCTTGACCCGAGCCGTCTTCGTTCTCACATTGCGGGATGTTCGCGGTATCACTACCGCAAGCGGACAGGGTGAAAAGTGTGATTAACGCGGCTGAAGCCGCCAGAATTTTACGCATGGTTCCTCACTTCCATGTGAGGCGTGCTAAGATAGCACAGCCTCGATTTGATTGATTGGTTAGAGAACTTTCAACTTAAGGCACGCGGCTAGGTAGTTGGCGCTACTTAGCCGCATTCTTTTAACGCATCAGGTCGCTCGGTTGGCAGTTGAGTGCACTGGATATCTTCAAAGCGTTTTCAAGAGTCATGTTCCGAACGTCTCGCCGCCCGGTCTCATAACTGCTGATGATTGTTCGCGCTATTCCAGTGCGCTTGGCTAGCTCAACTTGTGTTAAGTCGGCTTGTTTGCGCAGTTCCTTAAGTCCCATAGGCTTACCCGCTTTCTCTAGTAGTAGGTAAACCAATTATGACAGCAAAATGTATCATTTGCATGTAGGGAAACACTGTTAAGTTCTCAAACTTGCTTTTGTCTTGCCCGATTGGGCTTGATAATTGATAGCATAACGTATCATTTTGGTTTAAACAAATCGGCGTGTCGGAAAACCAGCACGCCAAACAGCTCACACTGACGCGAACTCACGCACCAGCGCGTGCCGCATGATGTCATCAGCGGACACGCCACGACGTTTAGCGACGGCATCCAACATGGCCGACATGTCAGCGCTTAACGAAAACGTCCGACTGACAGCATCCGCCTGAGCGACAGGAACGACAGGCCCGGAATACACCGCACCCGGCCTTCCGCCGAACTCGCCGTTATCCGCATCGTCGGCCCACTTGTCCAACATGTCATCAGTGACCACACGGCCACCCTTCGCAACAAAAGACATGACACTTCCTCCTTTACAAAAGTTTCAGTTCCCGCAGCACCTTCGGCGTCGCACGCATGGCATGGAACACATGCCAACGATCCGACTCATCTAGTACCGCCACCATTTCCAGCAAACGCCCGTACTCGTCGTATCCAACCGCCACATAACGCAACGGGTCGGTATCCTCACGCGCCATAAACCGCACGACGTTCGACCATGCCACGCGCACCGAATCAGCGGACACGTCGGGATGTCGAGTCTGGATACGCGGGTCAACGACGATATCGCCAACCGGCACGGCTCACCACCTTTCGATATAACAGGTTCCAGCGTATCCCGTCCACCTTGGGACACGCTATGAGTGCCTAGACTATGGGATAAACCCAGTGAGCTAGGCCGACTGTGTACAAGGCCCACAGTCAGGCGAAGAATTGATTAGGGCACACACCTAGCTTTCGCTAGTGTTTTCTTTCGACTCGCTTGGAGCCTCCAGTAAGCGACGTGGGTTAGATAGGCGGAGCGCGTTAGCCACCTTGATTGCGACGTTGAGAGAGGTATCACCAAAATCTCTAATACCTGTTTCCCACGCGGCAATACGCGGCTGATTAACTCCGTCTACTTTGTCGGCTAACTGTTGCTGAGTCCAGCCACGCTTGACTCGGTACTCCCTAATACAATTGTCAACCATTGCCCACCTCGCTATCTCTAGTCCAGTGGGCCCAATTATACCTATCGCAGACGCGGTTTCTGATGCCATCGCTCCCCATTCTTTCAGGGGTCCGCGCACTACTCGCAAGGCCTTCACCTTGCTTCTCTTATCCTCATTAGCCACATGGCTAAACGTCGGTAGGCGCAACCCATTTACGCAGTCTTGTTTGACACACTCTCACTATGCAGACTGCAACCGGCATTCGGCAACACTATTCAATTATCAATCATCACGTTCGCCTGATTACCCTCTGCTCACAATGAGGTTTAGGCAGTGGGAACTAAGTGCGCGACTGGGGACTTGCACCCCAGCTCAGCCACTATGGCCGCGCTGTGTTCTCAGCTAGCCGCGAAGTATCCGCGTACCGCGTGTGCAAAGTTCGCAACTTCCTGAGTCTCACTGAGATATTCGCTTATGCATTCACCGGCAATGGCCTTGACGTTTCGGGGGATGATTGTTAAATCAGTCCCGTTGAGCCTGACCATAAAGGCCGCCGAGACGCCTTGGTGCGTAATCACCTTGCGACCATCTTCTGTCTGGCTTAGTGTCCATTTGCCTACCGTGATTAGCTTCTTCATCTCGTTTACCTCGTTTCTGTTTAGTGTTCGTTTGTTTTGTTGGCTCCATCATAGGTATTCCCAATTGGGAATGTCAAGCCGGATAATCCGGAAAGTTTAAAACCATTGCAAACACTAGCTTCACTCGGCGTGTCGAAACTTACGATTCACGACGTAAAATCGCGGGTATATACCTTATATACCAAATAAAGGCTTAACGAGAATATTCTCAATAAGAAATATCAAAAACAAAACCTGAGCCAACCACACTCAACAACGCAAGCATGAGTCACGACACACCAAGTTTGACAAACCACACCACACGACTATCATTCTCCGCCCACGTACAAGCATGACATAGAGGCAAACCACCACGTGACGGACTCACACGGACGGATAGACAGGCAACGGCACAGACGGCCACGACCACGCCACACTCACGCCACACTCACACCCAGGCAACGCGGATAGCCCGCGTCACAGACACGGCCATACTCACAACCGCATACGACCGCGCGCATACCACGTGCCACACTACGACACGCCGACACATACACCCCACCCCCAAGGGAAGGGTACCCACGGGCAAGACGCGGGGCCGCTGCGACTCTAGCTCTGACGCTGGATGCGATCTGGGGCTATTACGGAAAAGCCGTTCGTTTCCACGATGAGCGCTGTTCTTTCACATTTTCTTCACTGCAACGCTTGCTGCAACGCTTGTTGTGAGTAAAGTGTCGTGTAGATAGATTGTCGGGGATTGGAGCAAAGCTCAAATTCTTGACAAATTATTATTCACCCCGTATGCCATTGGCGTCGGGGTTTTGTTTTTGCCGCGCCTTTAGATCACATCAACAGACAGTGTTGGTGTCGTTTCTTGAACCGGGGCGCGGTGTGGACGGTTGGCAGAGTCCGGTTGATTGCAGTGGCTTGCTAAGCCGCCGAATGTCGTTTTGGCGTTCCGCGAGTTCGAATCTCGCACCGTCCGCGAAGTATCGAGGGTCGCTCCCTTGATGCTTTATGAGGTTGGCTGAATAAACCCGGATTGCATGTATGCCGGGTTAAGGCTGCGTCACGGCTTAGCGGCACCCTTTAGCGGGGGAAGTGTGACGAGGAACGCTACAGCGGTACACGGTTAGTGCATCACATGCTCGGCGTTGGTGGTAAAACGCAATCCACCACCTCGCAATTCTTAGCTCATCTACATGTCGTAGAAGGAGTTTCCTAGGTCGTTTCTATGAAGCGGCCTTTGTTTTCCCGATCTGGCCTGCTACGTAGGGGCTGGGGGTGGATGACCTACGGGTCGCGCCACAATCGGGGTCTGGCGGTAGGCACGTGGAGTGCGCGTCGGCTGTAACCCGACTGCCTTTGGCAATGGGAGTTCGATTCTCTCTGCCGCCACAATCGCAATGTAGTGCCAAATATCTGGTTGTTAGGACTGGGGCTGAATACCTAGGGTGCCCTGGTCGCAGAGAACGTCGGGTAGCGCCCGGAGATCGTCGCATTATATTCGTGCGGCGCGTTGCGAGATTTGGAGAGGCCAGCCGATTGGCGGCGGCAACTGTCCCGAAAACAGTCTGCCCTGACGGGCGTGTGGGTTCGACTCCCACTCTCTCCGCTGTCTGGTCAAGGTATGTCAGCCAGCCTAAACAATTGACTACCCCAAATGCCCGTGGCCGAGTGGTTCAGGCACCGGTCTCCAAAACCGGTTACGGAAGTTCGATTCTTTCCGGGTATGCGATGCCTTGAGAAGAGGCAGCTCTTGGCGGTGACAGCTTCTCGGTCAGTGCCAGTCGCCGGCGGCGGCTTCACGCCATGCCGTACGGCAATAACTGAATAGCGCTCCCTCTAGTGGGAGGCGTGGCATTCTAGCTCATTGGAAGAGCGGCGCTCTCGTAAAGCGCAGGTTCGAGTTCGATTCTCGGGATTGCCTCTAGGAACCGGTGGCCCGTGGGCCAACTCCCTTGTATTTGGATTAACCCCGTTGGAATGCTCGCTCGCCACGCTCCCACCGGTTCCGTCCCCTTATATATAAGGAGTCATCATGGCTTGGTCATCTTCCAACCGTAATGCACGGTTCAATCCCGGATGGGAGCGGACCCGCAAGCAGATATTGGAGCGGGACCGCTATCGATGCCAGTGGATTGTGACTGATTGGCATACGGGGGCAAAGCATATTTGCGGCTATTCGGCCAATGAGGTCGATCATAAGGTTCGCGCGAAGAACGGTGAGCCCGATGATGATTCCCCGTCGAATCTGTGGGCCTTGTGCCCGTACCATCATTCGCAGAAAACCGCGCAGGAGTCCGCTGAGCAGCGGCGCATGAATCGTGAACGCCGGAAGGAAGAGCAATGGTATTCGCATCCGGCGTTTCAGTGAGCGGCTATGTATGCATGGTGGCCGGCTGCGGGAATACGGTGTATGCGCGCGGCTTGTGCCGTCATCATTATGACCGTGACCGGTATGCGGGGAGTCCGATTATCCCGTTTCGTACCCGTTTGTGTCCTATAGGCCATTATTTTCAACCGTCTCGTGTTGACCAGATTTTCTGTTCCGGCAGGCATCGCAGCAAGTACAAGCGGCTGTCGGATAAAGACCCTGTGAAGTATCCCCCCAATCCGGAAACCCCCTTGTTCGTCAAGCAGGTCGAGGCCGAGGATATCGAGCCGGATATTCGGGTGGAGTCGTTCACCGACGCGGATGTCATCGCGGAATGCGATGGCGTGTGCGCTGTGTGCGGCAAGAGGGTCGATGTTGATTCTTTCGGGCCTGATGGTCCGGCGTTTAAGTGGAAGGTTCCTTTGGAGAAGTCGCGTCAGGCGACTTTGGCGAACCGACTTCTAGTCCATAACCGTTGCCTGTAGGCGGAATGCCTTGGCTTCGGCGTGCCCGGAACGGGCGGAATGGGGTTGAAGCATGGCTGGCAATGGTCATTCCGGTCGTAGCAAGGCCGGTAGGAATATGGTTTTGAAGAGTCCTGATACCGTGATGGGTCTGGACTTGCCCGCGACTCGTCCTGATGGGCGTGAGTGGCTTGACTTGACGAAACGCTGGTACAAGTCGATGCAGACGGGGCCTATGGCTCCGCGCATGGGCATGGAGGCCGACTGGTTTTCGCTGATGGATTTGGCGAAGCTGAAGGATGATTACTGGCGTATGTCGAAGCCTTCTGCGGTGATGGCCGCTGAGATTCGTCAGCGTGAGGACTCGTTTCTTATCACGCCCGCCGCCCGCATCAAGGCGAAGATCGAGGCCATTGAGGCTGATGATATGAGTACCGGAACCGGTCGCCCGGAAACCCGTGGCGAGGCGGTGAAGGAGGATGTTGACCGTCGCCGCCGTCAGTTGAGGGTGGTGAACGGTGGCGCATGACATTATTCCCCAGCTGACGCAGTGGGAGTACGATCATTCCCTCGGTCATCTGGCGGTGTGGTGGATTGAGACGTTCACGCTTATCGGTCGTGGCGACGGCATCGGATTGCCTATGCATTTCGATTTGGACGAGTACCAGTTCATGGTCGGCGCCTATGCGTTGAAGAGGAATGGCAAACGCAAGTTCAATCGTCTGTTCCTTTCCCGAGCCAAGGGTCGCGACAAGTCGGGCAAGGCCGCTGGTGTTGGCATGTTCGAGGGTTTCGGTCCTTGTCGTTTCGACCATTGGGCGCGTGAGGGCGAGACCTACACGTTCATGGGTGAGACATACGAGTATCGCGAGGGTGAGCCTGTGGGCAAGCCTGTCACCCAACCCGAGGTCGTGTGCTTGGCCAATTCCGAACAGCAGGCCGGCAACGTGTTCGAGTCCATCTACTACAACTGCGATTCCGGCCCCTTGTCCGATTGGAAGGGCATGGGCATGGATGTGGGCACGACCCGTATCATGCTTCCCGAGGGCGGAATCATCATGCCCATCACTTCTGGCGCTTCCAGTCAGGATGGAAAGCTGACCACCTGTGGTCTTGCCGACGAGACGCATCTTATGGTGCAGCCGAAGCTGTGGAACGTGTACAAGACCGTGGCCCGTAACCTCGGCAAGCGTGCCGGTACCGCTGGCACGTTCATGATGGAGACCTCCACGATGTACCGTCCCGGTGAGGGCAGTATCGCTGAAGCGTCGTACAAGTATGCGTGGGATGTGGCCGCAGGACGAATCAAGCATCGTGCCGGCATCTACTTCGACCATGTGTACGCGACGTTGGACGTGGAGGACTTCTCGGACGAGAAGAAGATGACCAAGGCTCTTGAGATTGCCTACGGTCAATCCTTGAAAAGCCCTGATGGGAAGGACCATATCATTCTCAAGGACGGTACCGACGTGCCGATTGAGAACAAGACCGGTCTGAGCGCCGATGGCCGTTATTCGCTGACCGATGGCGAGCTTGGCCCGTCCAAGGACGGGTGGTTGACGTTGGATGGTCAGCTTGACCAGATCTATCAGCCGGACACCGATCCCGCAGATTCGATTCGCTACTTCCTGAACAATCTTTCCAGCGTGCAGAACGCTTGGCTCAGGGAGTCCGACATTCAATCCCATGTCCTGTACAAGGACGAGATGGCCGGTTATCTGGGTTCCCGCAAGCTCGAAACCGCTTGGCAGAAATTCGTCACCAAGAAGGAGCCGATAACGCTCGGCTTCGACGGTTCCGTGTCGAAGGACTCCACAGCCCTCGTTGGTTGCAGGGTGTCCGATGGCATGCTGTTCCTTATCAAGCTGGAGCAATGCCCGGACGGGCCGGAGAAGGCCACGTGGAGGGTTGACCGTGACGCTTTCGACCAAGCCGCCAGAGACATGCTCGACAAGTACAACGTGGTCGGCTTCTTTGCCGACGCGGCCTTCTTCGAGTCGATGATAGGCGCTTGGGAGAAGGACTACGGGAAGAAACTGAAGGTCGGCCCCCGCAAGAACGGCGATCTCGTCAAGTTCTATACGAACAACTGGAAGAACGAGATGTATCAGGCCACGGAGAACGCGGCCACAGGTTTCCGCTACCCGTATGAGGAGCCGGAAGGCAGAAAGCCAGCGTTGAACAGCATCGCGTTGCTTGCCGACCCGAGGCTCGTCAACCATTTCCGGCATCCGCGCCGGGTGGACAAATCGTATGGCTACAAGATTCTCAAGGAATCACCGGCCAGCCCGAACAAGATCGATGCCTGCGTCGCGGGCATTCTCGCATACCGCGCACGCGCCCGCTATCTGGAGATAGCCGAGGAGAAGAGGCGTCGCGCGCCCATTCGCATCTATTAGGAGGTTAGCCCATGCCCGACGTGCAGCTTGCCATCAGGAACGCGACCGTCGAGGATACGGATGCCTGGAACCTCACCCAGCTTGCTACGGCTTGGGGGCGCAGGCTTCCCATGCTCGCCGTTCTGAAACAGTACAAGGACGGCAAGGAGCTTGTGGACTCCACGAGCGTGCCCGGCAGCACAAGCCCGAACGCGGCTCCCGTGTACCGCACCATGCGCGAGATAGGCACGTTGAATCTGGCTCGCCGTATCAGCGAAAGCGTGACCGACCGTCAGCGTCCGAACGGTTTCCGCAAGATATCCGACGATAAGGTGAAGGACACCGCCGCCGACGCCATGTACAGGGATTGCATGATGGACACGCTGCTGCGCTGCCACCTGTTCCCCGACACTGCGGATTACGGCGCCTCCTACGGCTTTGTGAACAAGGGGCGCGGGAAGAAGCTGGTGCAGGCGTGGAGCCCTTGGTGCTGCTACATGTCGGATGATGAAGATTCGGCCATCCATTACAGCTATGACGCCCGTGATGGGGTCGAGAACATTCGCTTGTTCAGCATGGAACGCGACGAAGCCGGCAATATCAAACGTGTGTATTCCAAGCTCGCCACGCGCGAGAGCGAACGCACGGTGACTGACCCCGACGATGACGAGGCCGTGGCACAGCTCGCCATAGAAGGCAAGGCATGGGAGCCGGGCAACACTTGGGAGTGGGCACAGGGCGATGAGACCTACGATTACGCTCTAGCCTGCGAAAGCCTTCCGGTGGTCAAACTGCCAACGCCGGACGGCATGGGCATGTTCGAGCCTTTTCTTGATACTCTGCGCCGTATCGACCGTCAGATTTTCGACCGCCTGTGCATAACCATGATGCAGGCGTTCCGCCAACGCGCCATCAAAGGCGACATCAACCTTGAATACGGCCCTGAGGATATCGAGGTCATTCAGGGCTTGAAGGATGAGGGTGACCCAATCGACCTTTCTGAAAGGTTCGCCATGGGTCCCGCAGCACTATGGAACCTGCCGGACGGCGTGGATATATGGGAGTCTCAGACCACCGATCTGAATGGCTTGCAGAACGTCATCAACGCCGACATCAAGCATCTTGCGGCCACTGCCGGCATCCCGTTGGATATTCTCAGCCCTGACGTGCAGGGTTCCGCCAACGGTGCCGAGTTGAAGCGCGAGACGCTGCGGTTCAAGGTCGAGAACCTGAACGCCCTCGCGTCCGAGGCCATCGGACGCATGATTCGCATGGCGTTGACGTTGAACGGCGAGGGCAGCGCCGCCGAGGACGATTTCGAGCTGATGTGGAAGCCCATGGTGTCCACGAGCAGTCTGGAACTCGCCCAATCCGGCCAGCTGAAATACCAGTCCGGTCTGATGGCCCGCCGCACGGTTCTCACCCATGACTTCGGTTTCACAGCTCAGGATATAGCCGAGGATGACATGAATCGCATGTCCGACCAGTTGACATTCTCCGACCAATCGGCCGGTCAGCCCGTATTGCAGGGCGCCGTGCAGCCGGCGACCGGATGGGATGAAACCACCCAGTCCGCCGTTAACGGTTTGAACGGCGACGAGAACGGCGACGGCGTTTCCGATAGCGTCACCAGTCTCGACGGCGTGGAGACGTTCTGATGGCCGACATCACCCAGATTCTCAACCAGCGCATGAGCCGGTACGAGCGCGAACGCGCCCGACTGGTCGAGGAATACGTGACCGCCGCATGGAAGATGTGGCAGAGCCTGTCCCCCGCCGACTGGTGGAACGATGCCATCACGCAGGGCGCGTCGGCTAACCTGACCTCACGGTATATGGCGTTCGTGGAGCGTATGCGCCGACTTGGCATAGCCTATGCCGACATCGCGCTCGGACTTGTCGGCGCCACCGCGCAGGGTCAGCTCCCGGAGTTCGAGGTGGCCAGGGACAACACGGACCCGTGGAAGATGATGCTCCGCCCCGTGGAATCCTACAGGGACGCTTCCAGTAAGGAGCCTCACTTGCGCCCGTCCGCGTGGGAGAACCTTGAGGCCGACGCGCAGCGTTCCGTTGACAGGTGGCTGGAAGAGGCGAACGAGCGTCTTATCGACATCATCGACACTGATTCCATGATCGCCGGAACCCATGCCACGTTGGAACGATACCGTAAGTCCGGCGTCACGAGATACCGGCGCATCATCCACCCGGAACTGTCCAAGACGGGCACGTGCGGCTTGTGCGTGGTCGCAGCCGACAGGGTGTATTCGATAGCCGCGCTCATGCCTTTGCACGGCAACTGCCATTGCACCGTGCTCCCCATCGTCGGAGACAACGACCCCGGTCTGAGACTCAACGACGATGACCTGAAACGCATCTACAAGGAGGCGGGCGGCACCGCATCCGCGAAACTCCGGCAGACCCGCGTGCTTACCCTCACCAACAGCGAGATAGGCCCCGTATTGAGCGCCAAGGATGTCAAGCCCCGCAAGGACGTGGACTGGCATCAGCCCGACGCGGATATGACACGGGAGCAGATTCAACGAATGTTGGAGAGAGCCAACGTGTTCACCGCATACTACCGGAAGGTCGAATCGACCGGAAAGGCCGAACACTTCCGCTACGAGGAGCACACCTACCATTTCGAACCTTCGCCGCACCTGAAACAGGCGCTGGCGTCAAACCTTGCGTTCGCGCAACAACTCAGGGCGAGGCTTCGCCTTGCCGCGTAACAGCAACCAAGTTGAAAGGAACCATCCCTGATGGCTGACAACGAAAACACCCCCATCGTCGAAACGACCGTGGACGGTGAGCCCGGAACGGGCGAACAGAACGACACCACGCCTAAGGCCGACAGCAACGACCTTGCCGACAAGGTGTCCATGTGGCAGGCCATGAGCCGCGAGAACGAGAAGAAGAGCCACGCGAACCTGAAGCGCGCCACCGATGCGGAAAGCAAGCTGGCCGACGTGGAGCACCAGTACGCGCAGGCTCAGACCCAGATCGCCAAGCTCAAGGCGCAGGCCGCATACCCGCAGCTCACCGATGAGGTGTTCGCCGCCCTTGCACCCAAGGACGCGGACGCCGAGGCCATCGAGGAGTGGGCGAAGAACGCATCCCAGTTCATTCTTCCCGCGCAGACCGAAACGGTTGCCGACGAGGGGAAGAAAGAAGAACAGCAGCAGCCCCTGCCCGCCTCCGTATTGGAGGGATACAGCCATACGGCGCCTCATCCTCAAGGTTCGACGGCCAGTGGCGGATTGACTGCCGCATACGATTACGGGCGCAAGTTCGCGTCCATCAACAACGACAAAAAGTAAGGAGAACCCCAATGGCTAAACCCGTGGAAATGGTTCACACCACCGGCTATACGGTGCCGCAGGACGACCAGTCCTGGCTTATCAACCGCATCACCGATGGCATTCGTGAGGCGCAGCTTGACCTGAGCCTGTTCACCGGCGACAAGGAGAAGGAACAGAAGTACTTCGCCTCCATCGACCCGGATGATTTCAACGCCTGGCTGAAGTCCGGCATTCCGGTCGCCAAGGTCACCAGCACCGGCCTGTTCGGCCCGTATGACCCGACCGCCACCGATGGCCGCCAGCTCAAGGTCGCCGGTTTCCTTGAAAGCCAGCTGCACGTGGTGTTCACGCGCTCCGGCTTCGAGGACCAGTATCCGACCGCTGGCGTGCGCTACATGGCCGTCATCGACCGCAACAACCTGCCGGTCACACTGGCGGAAAGCACCGTTTTCGAGGGCCTTATTCTCGACTACGACAAGGACGCTGGCGGCGATGTGACGGTGCTGTCCCCGTCCGCTGCCGGCACCGCTCCGGCCTACAAACTGCCCAACGCCACTGCAAGCGCACTGGGTGGCGTCAAGCAGGCCGCGAACGTCGCCAACCTCGCAACCAGTGCCGACGCCGCCGCCATCGTCACTGCGGTCAACACCCTGTTCGCCAATCTGCGCACTGCCGGCGTCATGGCCGCTAAGTGACCTTAATCATTCGTTTCTGAAACCCGCCCCATGTGGCGGGTTTTTATACCCGAAAGGAACATCATGGCCCTTATCAACAAGGACATCATCACGCCCGCCGAGGCGTCGGCCATCGTGCTCGGCGCATATCAGTCCACGCGCGAGATTCTGCCGTTCGGCAAGATTCTGCCGGATATGATGAACCCGACCGGTCTGAACGTGAGCTGGGTTCCAAACCAGCTGCGCTTCGAGGTCGAGGAAATGAAGTATTCGACATGGGATAGCGAAGCCCCGTATGACAAGACCACCGGTGGCGGCAAGAAATCCTATACGGAGATGCTGCCGCTGCGCAAGCGCCACCGCATCAGCGAGCACGACATCGCAGCCGGACGTGTCGCCGCCACCGCCACCGAGGCTTCCGACGAGCTGCGTGAGGCACTTGCCCGCCTCGGCACCGAAATGGCCTACCGTACGGAGAAGGCCAACGTCGCCGTCGCCGTGGACGCCAAGCTCGGCATCGGCGAGTCGAACCTGACCGCCAACTGGGATTACGCGCGAGACGCCTCGCTCGCCGTCGAACTCAAGGCCAACAACCTGTGGTCCAACGCTGCAAGCGACCCGATCAAGGACCTGCGCAAATGGAGCGACCTCGTGCACAAGGCCGAGGGCACCCGCCCGCGCGTCATGGTCACGACCCGCAAGGTCATGAACACGCTCATGGAGAACGCCGCCGTGATGAAGTACTTCTACGCGGGTCAGGCCCAGTCGGACATGCTGCCCGCCTTCATCGGCGAAGCCCAGGTGCGTGGCGTTCTTTCCTCCTATGCGAATATCAGCGACGTTCTGCTCGTTGATGAGACGTATGAGGAGTTCGCCCGCCAGCAGAAGATCATTCTGCCGGGCGGCGTGGCCTCCTTCTTCCCGGAGAACACCGTTCTGCTGCTGCCCGGCCTGAACGACACCGGCCTCGGCTACACGGCTCTCGGCCCGACCGCCGAAGCCAAGCAGTCCACCGTGTACGGCATCAGCCGCCAGTACGACGCCGGCCCGATTGGAGCCATTCTCGACATCCCGTCCGCCACGCCGGGCTACGAGGCTTACGTGAACGGCACGATGCTGCCGGTTCTCGTCCAGTCCAACAGCACGTTCAAGGCTACCGTCCTCAACGGCTGAGCTTAAGGAGCCAGCATGTCCACGACGCTTATCGACAACATCGACTGGTTGAAGTACATGCGGCTCAACGCGACCGGGGAGCCGGAACTGTTCGACAAGGACACCGGTTTCCCCGATTCGTGGGTGAAGCAGCAGTGCCGTAAGGCCGCATTGCTGTGCATGGCCGAATGCCCGAACGTGTACGCGCGGCTGCGCAGGCGGCGTCTGAGCGAATCGGACTTCGCCGGCGTGGTATGCGATATGGTTCTCCGTCTCGCCCGCCAATACAAGTACAATGCCGAATCGAACGGCAACTACTCGTACACGCGGCGCGATGACCAGCCGGTGACTCCGGGCTACAATCCCAGTCCCCGATTGTTCGTCGCAAAGGACGAAAAGGCCATACTCACCGGCTACACCAGTTCGCAGGGCGGCGGGCACATCAGCCTCGGCTTCGACCCCGGCTTCGGGGGCTGACCATGAGCCACCTGTATGACGGGGAGCAGCCCGAGGAGACCCACCTGTTCGATGACGTGGAGACAGAACCCCGCATCACGGATGATCTTCTGCACCGCGACATGATCGTGGTGCAGCCGATGAAACCGTATGAGACACCCTACGGTGCCGGCACGGTGCCGGATGGGGACGCCTCCTACTGTTACTGCTCGTTCGAGCCTCGAATCAATAAGAACAGCACGTTTTCCAAGAACTGGGCGCAGGACACCACGCCGCAAACGACCGGCGGTCTGCGTGAGGATGCGTTGGCGATCGTTCTCGCGCCGGAATGGCATGGGGACATCAACACGCAGTTCTGGTTCGATAACGCCTGTTACGAGGTTGACGGCCCGCCTATGGAGATGCGTCACGCCTCGGATGCCGCCCACCATTGGAACATCACCGCGAGGTGCATCGGCCATGCGACCGAGGACAACGGGTTGAAACCGCCTGTCCCGCCCGAGGGGAGCCGCACATGGGGTACGTGAACTTGAAGCCCGCGAGGGTGCTGAACCGTGACATGGCGATACTGTTCGGAGCCGAAGCCACCCGTCCCGTGGCGGAGAAGGTCGAGGCGAAGGCGAAGGGACTGGCCGACGTGAAGGCGAAGCATTCGTCCGTCGCCGACCGCATCGACATCAGCACTCACGCGCATGGCACGCATACCGCCGTGATCATGAGCGTCAAGGGCCGTGACGGTTCCGAGATCGCCTCCCACTTGGAGTTCGGCTACTTCAATCGGTGGCTGGAACACAAGTACGGCATCAAAAGTCCGAGTGCCTGGATGCCGGGATTGTTCATCATGTCGAGGGCGAAATATGTCTGACCCCACGATATTCGACCTTTCCGTAAGGGAACAGTTGGATGCGGTCGCCATGACACGCGCCTACCTGGACGCCGTCGAATGGAAGGACCGTGATTTCAGGCCGGTCATCCAACCGGAGGTCACGCCCGCCACGGATTCGCTCCTGTTGTCCCATGACGTGATTCTCTACCATTGCGGTGCTCCTGAGCAGCCCGACTGGAATCTGAAGGCTTGGATATGGCAGTACACGCTGTCTTTGACGGTGTTGGGCCGTGACCCGGAACGGGTGGCCCGCATCTGCGGATGGCTGCACCGTTGCATATCCGCATGGCCCTACCGGCCCGGCACCGACTATGGGAAGATCGGGCGGATAGTGGACAATCCCGGTTTCGAGTCCCGGTCTTCCGGCGACATGACCAGTTCCAAAAGCATCGTCGCGTGGACTTCCACGAAACGCATACAGGCCGCGTCCCCACGCGGCTGACCTTATCTGAAAAACCATCAATCACACAATCAGACCCCGCACGCCTGCACGGCTGCGGGGTTTTCCATATTTGAAAGGAAAACGATATGGCTGACGAAATCGGCATCCACGACGACGGCGTGTTGACCGCCGTCCGAGGAACGATCTTCATGGCGAAGGCCGAGACCATCATTACCTCCGCACTGCTCAAGCAGTTCACCGTCGAGGCGGCGACCGTGGGCGCGGGCGATACCATGTGGACGAACCTCGGCCACATGTCGAACGACAACCTGCCCGAGTTCGCGTTGGACGGCGGCGACGCCACCACGTTGAGCACTTGGCTCAAGGCGGCGTTCCGCACCCAGTACGCCCAGACCACCGGCACTGTGACGTTCAATTCGGTGCAGGGCGACAAGGGCACGTTCAAGACCTTCTACAACGCGGTCGATATGACCGGCGCCGGCGTGGCCTTCTCCTTGGAGAAAACCCCCATCAACAAGTCCCTGTTCATCCTGTGGTCCGACACGAACACGACCGGCCGTGCCGGCCTGCTGCTGCCGAACTCGGACATCGCGTTCTCCAGTCTGCCTGCTCTTTCCACGGATTCGTTCGTGGAGTTCTCCGCTCAGGCGAACATCAAGACATCCAGCACGCTTCCGCATGACAAGAACGGCAAGTTCACGTCCGTCGCCTACTTCGCGCCGTCCGACTTCACGGTCTGACCCGTCTCTTCCTTGCCGCGTCTCCTATCCGCGCGGCAAGGAACCCCATCTTTCCACGGATAGGGCTTTTCAGAATCATTCTTTTCCACGGATAGGAGCCGATGATGGCAGAGAACACTAAGAACACGACCGACAACGCGAAGATGCCGGAGACATGGGACGAGCTCAAGGAGCAGCCGCTGTTCGCGGGACTGCCCGACATGGCGAAGCCGCAGGAGCTGAACGTGGCCCAGTCCGCCGAGTTCTCGGTGACATGGCAGCGCATCTCCGAACGCAACGGGAAACTGGGCGACATGGGCTTATTCGGCGACGATGAGGCCGACAAGCCGAAGAAGAAGCCGAAGTACGACGAGTCCGAAGCCGTCATCCTCATGGCCGAGATCGTGCAGTACGCGGACATGTTCTACCGCGAAATCGCGGCCGACGAGAAGCAGTGGGACGAGTTCACCCGTGGCCGCACCTTGGAGAACCTGTACGTGCTGCTGGTGTCCCTGACCACGTTCTATTCGGTGGCACTGGGAAAATCAAGCGCCTCCAAGACGCGCTTGGAGAATGCAGAGTAGCGGTCTCGGCCGACTTCCAACGCTTCTACAACATCAACCTCCCCGCCAGTATGGGCCGCATGGAGCCGTCATGGCTGTGCGACCTGCTGGACGGTTTGGAGGGCGTTGACGGGAGCCTGTACCGCGCGTGGATGGCCGAACACCATCCGCTCCCACGGGAAGACGCGAAAAGCATGCCGCGTCTTTCCTACCTCACCTACGGGCAGTCGCAGATGCTGATGCTCAGCATGACGAACCAGCTTGAGATGATTCGCGTGATGATCGCCCGCATGATGGGCGACAAGAAGTCGAAGCCGCAGCCCGTCTATCCGCCCGGCACCGTGGTCAAGCCCGATTCGGTCGGGCCGAAATCGTTCTCCACGGCGGGCAAGTCGTTCGCCCAGATCACGGGCATGTTGGGTGCCGTGTTCGGCGGCAACAGTTTCTAGCAGAAAACCCCTCGCATTCCACGAGGGGTTTTCGTTTATCCTCCCGGAGGTTTTCTCATGGCCTTGTATTCCGCTGGCGCGGTCGGCGTCGATATTCGCCCGGACACCGATAATTTCTGGAAGATTCTCAACGCGGAACTGCATTCTCGTCACCCTGAGGTCACCGTTGATGTGAACACGAAGGGCGTCGCACGCGCCAAGGAGCAGATGCGCGACCTTGACGGCAAGACCCTCACCAACGTGGTGAAGATCGACGGCGACCCGTCCGGCTTGCGTGCCATCGACAAGGCCATGCAGGCCCAGCGGAAGCAGTGGGAGAAGAAGCCGGTCACAAGCAGGTTCGACTTGGACGATACGTCGTTCAATGAGAAGATTCACCGGCTTTCCAACCAGATCAAGCGGACCGCCGGCCAGACGGAGGCGTTCGTCAAGAAGTCGCAGAAATCCGTGGCCGACAGTCTTCAGGACAGTCTCTCCCGCATGCGTTCGGCACGCGCCCTCTACGACAAGGAGGCCACGGCCGCATCCCGCAGGCAGACCATGCTCATCAAGGACGAGCACGCCGCCTACGACATGTACGCGGAGGCCATCGAGAACGGGCGCAAACGTCAGGAGCAGTTGACCCGCAGCCAAGCCGATGTCAGTAAGACCCTTGACTGGTCCATCAAGAAGATGAAGGAGCTGCGCGAGGCCGGGAACATCGACACCGCGAACTGGTACAAGAACAGTCGCATCCCCGAGCTGCGCGAACAGCTCAAGGGCCTGAAAGCCGACCTGAAGGCGGTAGGCAAGGAGATAGCGGAGAACAAGAAGGCGCAGAACAAGCTCTTCTCCGCCGATTTCGACAACAAGGTAGCGGCACAGCAGCGTCTTATCGACTCCAACACCAAGAAGTGGGAGAAGGCGACCGACGCCATCTCCAAGTATTCGGACGCCGAGCTCATGCGCAAGGCGCGGCTCAAAGACTTCAACCGTGAGAACGACCGGCTGTTCTCCGGTCTGAACAAGATTCTCGACCTTGAGGAGAAGTCCGAGAAGCTGAACCGCAGGCAGCTCCAGCAGCTGTCGAAGCTCACGGCCGGCCAGAAGGCGTTGGCCGAGGTGTTCGAAGACACGGGAACCAGCGTCAAACGCCTCAACGCGGTACAGAACGATTCGCGCCGCACGATGGACAAGCAGCGCAAGACCGCCCGCGAACTGACCAGCCTGTTCGACGAGCAGGAGACCCAGATCAACGCGCTTTCCGCCGCGTTCCAGAAGTTCAAGCCCATGGGCATCGACAAGAACCTCGGCAAGGAGCTCAACAATACCTTCGACCAGCTGAAGAAGCTGCGCGACTTCGCTTCCCGCAAGCCGATCACCGCCAAAGCCACATTGGATAAGACCCAATGGGACAAAAAATACGCGGAACTGATGTATGACGCGGAGAAGCTGCGCGCCAAACTCGACCGGGAGCATGAGGTCAACGTCCGCGTCAAGGTGTGGGAGGACAACGCCGACAAGCTCGAAGCCCGGTTGGAGAAGCTGCGTCATACGCGCCTCGACATTCCCGTGGACTGGCAGGTCGATCAGGAACGAATCATCGCGTCGATGCGTGAGACCGCCGCCAAGATCAAAGCCAATCCCGAACGTCGTTGGGAGCTTGAAGCCGACCTCGACCTGCAAATGCATCGCGCCGAGGAGAAGCTGAAGAAATTCGAGGACAAGAACGACGAGCTGAAGATGGATTTGGACTTGGAGACCGCGTTGGCCCGAGCCCATCTCGCCTACTTCACCCGCCCCCGCACCATCGACATCTTCGCTAATTTCAAGGGCACTGACCTTGGCAAGATTTTCTCCGGCATGACCAGTGGTGCGACCGGTTTGAAGGGCGTGCAGAACCAGTTCGACAGTCTTGTGAACCTGTTCGACAAGCTCGACAAGGTGGTTCCCAAGTGGTCGATTCTCGGTGCCGGCGTCACCGCGTTGGGTGCCGGACTCCTGAACCTGGGACGCACTGCGGGCGGTGTCGGCGTCAGCCTCGTGTCCATGAGCAAGGCCGCGTTGGCCGCTCCCGCCGCGTTGGCTGGTCTGGCGTCCGCAGGCTACGTGGGCTACCGGGTGTTCGGTGATTTGAAGGAAAAGTTCGATGTTACCAAGACCTCGCTGGCGAACCTGAACAAGGAGTTGGGCGACAACGCTTGGAACGAGTACGGGGATAACCTGTACCGTCTCGCCAACGACGTGGCCCCCTCACTGTCCAAGGGTTTGAACGGTATCGCCGTCGAGGAAGGCAAGGTGCTCAACGGGCTTATCGACGTGGTGCGCCAGTCGAACGAGGCCGACCAACTACCGCGTATCTTCGAGAACACTCGTCTCGCGGTGTCCGAACTGAACCCGGGCTTGCAGTCACTGGCCCGCGCGTTCCTCGGCTTGGGCGACCAGTCCAGCCAGTATCTGCCCCGCATGGCCTCCTACATTTCCGACGTGGCCGAGAAGTGGGCGAACTGGGTGGATACCGCCGAACGTACCGGTCAAGTCTCTAAGGCGATGGAAAAGGCCATCGAACAGGGCGGCTATCTGAAATCGTCCGTGTTCGACCTGATAGGCGTGTTTGAGGGCACGTTGGGTACTCTGGCGAAGACCGAGAACGGTATCCAAGGTTTTTCCGAGGCTTTGGAGAAAGCCAACAAGGCCGTTCACACCATCAAGTTCCAAGAGACTTTGGAGGCTTGGAGCGCTGGTGCGCAGGACGCGCAGGACAAGATGCGCAACGCTTTCAAGGATATTGGCGACGCCGCGTACTCGTTGAAGGACACCACTCGCGCGGTGTTCGGTGACGCGGGCCAGATCGTAGGCGAGGGCATCACTGGGTTGAGTCGCGTGTTGCAGCAGTCCGGTGGTGGAATCCGCGATTTCAGTTCCGGTGTCCGCGACGGGTTCAGCCAGGTGTTTGACGCGGTGGGTGACGCGGGCCCCATGTTCTCCGATTTGGCGAGCATGGTGGGCCAGTTGTCGCGCACGTTCGGCGGCACGTTCGCGTCCGCTTTGCGTACCGTGAGCCCGCTTATCAGCACCATCGCCAAGGGTGCCACCGGCGTGGCCCAAGCGTTCGACTCGTTGCCGGGGCCGGTGAAAAGCATCATCACATTGTGGGCCACGTTCGGTCGTGCGGGCAAGACGGCGTTCGAGTCGTTGAAGACCGGCATGTTGCAGAACATCCAGTCCACGATGCGATACCAGAAGATGCTCAGCGAACTGGGTTTGAGCGCCGAACAGGCGTCCGTGAAAATGGGCACCCTGATTAAGGCGATGAACCAGTTGCGTTCCGGCAATTATGCGGGTATTCTGTCCGGTGCCATCAGCGAGGTCAATTCCCTCGGCATGGCGGCGGAAGCTAACTCGAAGAAGCTGCTCCTTCCGGGGAACGCTGCCAAGGAGACTTCCAAGGACATGGGCGGCTTGGTCGGTGCGAACGGTCAGGCCATCGCCTCCATCCGTTCGGCCGGGGAGCAGGCCGAACAGCAGTCCGGCAGGTTCGGTTCGTTGAAGACCGGCGTGAAGAACCTGTGGGATGCGTTCGGCGGCTGGACGACGGTTGCCGGTCTGGGAATCAGCGCGGGCATCGCCGTCATCGGCAATGCGATATCCGACTACACGACGAAGGCGGAAGCATCCAAGCAGGCGATGGACAAGGTCATCGACGGCATGAAGGGCATCAAGTCCAACGCCAAGGAGGCGGCGGACGCGTTCAACGATTTCAAGTCGGAGACCACGAAACAGTGGGATGACCCGTCGCTCCTGTTCGGCAAGGACGGTGGCGGCGCGGTCACTGAATGGCTCGTCAAGGTCAGCGGCGGCTACACGTCCGCAGCCGACGCGGCCAAACGTCTGGGCATCAATACCAGTACGCTGACCGATGCGGTCAGCGGCAACGAGGCCGGCTACAAGAAGCTCGTCAAACAGTTGGAGGCGCAAAGCAAGGAGACATACAAGGCCAGCGACCAGTACGGCATGATGGTCGAGAAGCAGACCGATGCCGCCATCGCCGCCGACACGCTGTTGCAGGCGTTGAAGAAGCAGCACAAGGAAGGCTTGGAGAAATCCGTCAAGGAGCAGATGAAATATCTGCGTTCCCTCGAACAGATCTCCGATTCCTCCTCCGCGCTGTCCGACAAGCTCAGCTCGCTCGCCACGACGGTCAAGGCGAACGGTCAGGCGTTCAAGGAAAACGGCGAACTGGCTGACGCCAACAACGCCGCCTATGTGCGCACCGACAAGGCGATGAAGGATGTGGCCGCTACCGCGTTGCTGTCCGCCCATCAGCTTCTCTCCTATGGTGAGAAGAACGGTCAGGTGGAGGAGTACACGCAGAAGGCCGCAAACTCCATTTATGAGGCGCGTGAGGCCATCGTGCAGCAGGCTCAGGCCGCTGGCATGAGTGAGGAAGCTGCTGAAAGGTACGCTGATTCGCTTGGTCTGATTCCCTCTGATGTGGGTACCACGATCACCGCTCATTCGGAAATCGCCCAAGATGCGGTGGATAAGCTCGTGCAGGGCATATCCGGTCTGACCGATGGTGAGAAAGAGATCGTTATCCGGCTACGTGAAGCTGGAGTGGTCACCACGTTGGACGGTGTTCTCAGTCTTGTTGAGCAGCTGATGAAAGGCGACTTGTCCGAGAGGGACCTCACATTGCTGTTGAACGCGAAGGGCAATGCTCGCTGGGAGACAGGCGAGGTCAAGGAGAATCTTCTTGCTCTCGGCATGTCCAAGAAAGCCTACAAGTGGCTGTTCTCAGGTGAGGGCAACGCTGAGGAGCGCATGCAGAAGGTCAGGGACGAGCTCGGCTATCTGAACCTGACCGACGAGCAGATACAGTGGATTCTCGACTGTATCGACCACGCTTCCGGCAAGATAAAGGACGTGGAGAAGAATAAGGTTCCCGCCGCCAAGGGCGTCAGCTTCAACATCGACGCCAACGATGATGACGCTCAGGTGGAACTCGCCTCCTATAGGGAGTCCGATGGTGAAAAGCTCGCTGAGAATAATATTCTCGTCAGCGCCGTCGATAACACCAGCGAGGGCACCGAGTCCGCTAAGGCGAACGTGTTCAGTGTTCCCCATGAATGGTGGTCGTGGCTGTTCGGACTTGATGGCACCAGTGGCCCATCCGGTATCGCGAAGAACGCCGTTGAGAGCATTCCTCAGCAGTGGCAGTCTATATTGACTGGTTCCGGCAATACGACGCTGTTTTCCAACATCGCCAATAATGCGGTTCGGAATATTCCTCAGCAGTGGTTGTCCATGTTTACGGGTCTCGGCAATACGCCATCGTTTGCCGGAACGGCACGAAGCATGATCGGCAAGGTGCCCACCTATCATTCCACGACGTTGAATGCGATGGGCAACGCTTTGGATGTCGCGTCGAACCTGCTATCCACTCTGCGGTCAATCGCTGGTCGCACATGGACGGCTTTCATCGACACGATATCCGGGGGTGGCGGTCATGCTACCGGTGGTCGTATCTATGGTCCCGGTACTTCCACTTCTGATTCGATTCCGGCGATGCTGTCCAATGGTGAGATGGTGCTTCGTGCCGCAGCCGTCAAGAAGATTGACGCCTTGTATGGCAGGAGTTTCCTGAACACGTTGAACGCGGTCGGCAGTGTGGAGAAAGCCATGCAACCGTCCGCGTTCGCGTTGAACGCTCGCAGGAAGTCTCAGGCGTATGCGACCGGTGGCCGCGTATCCACGGCGAACGGCTCGTGGAACATCGAGGTCAACCCTGTTGTCAACGTCGAAGCGAACGGCAACTTGAACGCCGGCGTGCGCGAGTTGAACAACCGTGTGGACGAACTGAACCGACAGGTAGGGGCTCTTGCGGCCGGACTGCCGTCCGTGATCTCGGAGAACAGCAGTCCGTGGCCTTCGCAGAGGGCGTTCAACCGTGATGTGAGAGGAGCCCTATGAGCGAACTGACCTACACGTCAGGCGTGACCGGACAGGTGTTCGACTTGGAATCCAAACTGTCGTGGGGTGCGGCCCTCGGACTGCGATCCCGCGAATGGGATTACTCGCTGACCTACCGTGGATTGGGTATGCCTACACGCAAGGCTCGTGAGGTAAGTGTCAGCATGAGCGTCATAAACCCGTCCGATTTGGATGCGTTCATGCGTGCTACGGACGCGGATATTCAGATGAACCAGCCCGGTGTGATAACCGGGCTGGCCGAGTCCGGCGCGGCATGGACGCAGCATGCGGTCATCGTGAAAACCAGCCCCCAGTCGCATCATCGTGCGTCGGACGCCAGCATTGATTTGACCATCGTGCTGTTGGACGGCGTGTGGCGGAGACGGTTGGACGTGCAGCATTTCTGGTCGGATGTGTTGCAGCCCGGCTTGGATTTGGATTACCCGCACGATTACCCGCACGACTATATGCCGACCGTGAGGAACACGACCGTGGTGAATCCGATGCCCGCGCCGATGCCGTTTGAGATGGTCTGGTTCGGGCCGGTGTCGAAACCCCAGTTGACGTTGGGGGGCAACCGGTACGAGTTGGACATGGACATTCCCTCGGGCGGCTATGTGACCATTTCCAGTGTGGAGGGTGAGAAAAGCATCATCCTGACCACTGAGAACGGCGACACGTCGAACGTGTTCTCCAAGGGTGTGCGCACGGGCGGTGAGAACGGGGGAAGCTACATCTTCCAGCCGATACCGTCCGGCGAGCTCGCTGCTCAATGGAATGGTTTCGGCATCGATCTGACGATCATCGAGGAGGCGAGTGAACCGCAATGGGTGTAGGGCTTGTGGTGACCGATGCGAACCATGTGGATTCGATGATGGTCGAGGATTATTCGTTGGATTGCGCGTGGGGCAAGGACGAGAACGATTTCGAGTTGACGGTGGACAAGCTCATCCCGCAGGGCGCGTTCGTCTATTTGGAGGAGTCCGAGTGCGGCGGGATAGTTGATGCGTTGCGCGACCAGTTGGAGCGTGGTGATTCCACGCTCACGTATTCGGGGCGCACGTGGCATGGCATGTTGGAAAACAAGATTCTCGCCCCGGATTCGGGGCAGGATTACCTCACCGTGTCAGGCAACGCCTCCACCATACTTGGTGCGTTGTTGTCCCGTGTCTCGCTCACCCCGTTGTTCAAAGCGGTCGTTCCCCCGTCCGGCGACGTGTCCATCAAGTCCTACCAGTTCGAACGGTATGTGGACGCATACACGGGCGTCTGCGCGATGGCGAAAGCGAACGGTTTGAAACTCAAAGTCGCCTACCGGTCAGGCCATGTCGAAACATGGCTGGAGACGGCAGGCGACTACGGGAACGACATCGACTCCGACCTGTTGGACTTCGACGCATCGCGCACGTGGCGCAAGCCGAACCACATGATCGGCTTGGGCAAGGGCGAGTTGAGGAACCGCATCGTCAGCCACTGGTATGCGGACTCGAAAGGCAACGTCACCCAAACCCAGACGTTCAAGGGTTTGGACGAGATTGCCCAAGTGTACGACTATTCGTCGGCCGAGGCGGACGAGTTGGCGAAGAACACGAAGAAGAAACTTCAGGACTTGCAGTCCGAGGGTGAGGTGAAGGTCACCGTGCATGAGGATTCGGGCATCGTGTTCGACGTGGGCGACACCGTGACCGCAAGGGATAATCTCACCGGCATCACCGTCAACGCGACTATCAGCAAGAAAATCGTCAAGGTCTCGGGCGGCGTGATGTCCGTCGATTATGAGGCCGAGTAAACAGTAAGGAGCCGATTATGGCGCGTATCGACAATGCGACGGTCATGCAATGCGACCGGTGCGGGAAACACAAATGGTACAAGGACTTGGACGACCCGGATATCAAGACGTGGTACAACGTCAACCGGCTGGACTCCACCGGCACGGGCCACGACTACCTGTTCTGCGACCAGGATTACAAGGAATACGCGAACAAGCTCAAGGACTTTGATAACAGCTTCGACAGTTGGATGCAGAACGGAGGCAAGCAGAATGGCTGAACTCGTAACAGGACACGCGGGCAAGGCGCACGCGACAGCGGAGCAGGCGGCGGGATTGAACGCCGGCATCCTCGGCCTCGACGACTACGTGTTGAACGTGCACGACAAGTTCAAGATCACCGTCGTGTCCGCGAACAAGGTGACCATCGGCACGGGCGAGCTCGTCATGCAGGGCCGACACGTCAGCCAAGGCACGCCCGAGGACCTGATCGTCACCAACGGGTCGCAGGGTCAGAAACGCAACGACCTGATCGTATGCCGCTATGCGAAGGGCTCGCAGAACATCGAGAGCGCGAAACTGGTCGTGGTCAGGGGCACGCCCACCACGGGCACGCCCACCGACCCCGCCGTGAACACCACCAGCCCGTTGGACGGGGGCACCACCTACGACATGCCCTTGTACCGCATCCCGCTGGACGGCATCACCATCGGCACACCAGTCGCATTGTTCAACGTGTTGAAGCCGATGAGCGACGTGTGGGATTCCCTAACCCAGCGTTCCACGACATGGAGGGTCCCCTACAGCAACAACAGTATT